AACCGTGCAGCCGGTCGTTGTCGGCAACACGGTGCTGTTCGCCCAGGAACGCGGCTGCGTCATTCGCGATTTCAGCTACGAGTTCGCGCAAGACAACTTCACGGGCAAGGATTTGACGATCCTGGCCCGACACCTTTTCGAGAACAAGGCCATCAAGTCCTGGGCCTTCGCCCAGGCTCCGTATTCGATGGTGTGGGTCGTGCTCGATGACGGCTCGCTTGTCACGCTCACCTATCTCAAGGAGCATGACATCTGGGCGTGGACGCATCACGAAAGCGGCCCCGGCGATGATGCCATTTTCGAATGCGTGTCCGTCATCGCGGAAGGCAAGGAAGATGTTCCATACTTCATTGTCAGCCGCACGATCGGCGGCGTTCGCAAGCGCTATGTCGAGCGCCTGCATACCCGCGTTTTCGAGACCGTCGAAGACGCTTTCTTTGTCGACTGCGGCCTGACCTACAGCGGCGCGTCCGCGACCGTCATCAGCGGTCTTGACCATCTGAAAGGGCAATCCGTCGTCGCGCTCGCCAACGGCAATGTCGTGCGCAATCTGACAGTCGCGAATGACGGCTCGGTCACGTTGCCGAATGCGGCAACCAAAGCGCATATCGGCCTGCCGATGACGGCGGCGCTGCAAACGCTCGATCTCGATCTTGGCACGGTGCAGGGGCTCGGCACGGTCCAGGGCCGCAAGAAGTCGTTCGATGAGGTGACGCTGCGCGTCCAGGACACGCGCGGCATATTCCTTGGCCCGAAGGACGGCGAGCGCGACGATCCCAACTCTCTGGTCGAGTACAAGCAGCGCTCAATTGAAGCCTGGAACGAAGCGATCGGGCTCTATACCGGTGACATTCACATCACGCCGCATTGGGATTGGAGTGACGGCGGCAACGTCTGGCTCAAGCAATTCGACCCTCTGCCGATGACCATTCTCGCGGTGATGCCCAATGTCACGATCGGCCGTTGATATCCGCGTCGTTCCGGCCCGTGCGGCGCATATCCGCACGATCGCCCGGCGCATGCGGAAGGCCGATCGCGATGAGGTCGCAGCTGCGTCGGATCGCTCGCCGGCCGGGGCGCTGATCTACTCGATGCGGAAGTCATCGCACTCCTGGACGGCGCTGATCGACGGCGTGCCTGAGGTGATGTTCGGCGTCGGCGACATCAACATTCTTGCCGGTGTCGGCGCGCCCTGGCTTCTCGGGACCGATGCGGTCGAACGGCACTATGTTGCCTTCTTGCGTCACTCGGTCGGGTTTCGAGACCAACTGTTGCGGCGCTACCCGATCCTCAGGAATTTTGTCGACGTTCGCAATCGCGCGTCGATCCGCTGGCTCCGCTGGCTGGGCTCAACGCTCTCCGATCCCGTCGAAATCCGGGGGCATGAGTTCCGCCTTTTCGAACTGAGGTCGCCCGATGTGTGATTTGGGAATAGCTCTGACGATCGGGTCAACCCTGCTTGGGGCGGCGGGGTCGATCCAGCAAGCCCAGGCAACGGCGGCGGCTGACAATTACAACGCTAAGGTCCAAGACATGAACGCCCGCCTCGCCGATCGGCGGGCGAAAGACGCGCTCGATCGCGGTGTCCTGGAGGAGCAGAAGAAGCGCCAGCAAGTAGCCCAGATCAAAGGCCAGCAACAAGCGGCCATGGCGGCAAACGGCGTCGACCTGACCTTTGGTTCGCCACTGGATACGTTGGTGGATACCGCCACGATGGGAGAGATCGACGCGCTCACCATTCGTACCAATGCCGCCCGCGAGGCCTACGATTACAAGGTCGACGCGGTGAACAAGCGGGCCGGCGCAACGATGAGCCGTATGGCGGCATCCTCGGCGAGCACGGGCGGCTATCTCGATGCGCTCGGGACGGTGCTCGGCGGCGCTGGCAAGGCCTACGGGCAATACAAGCAAAGCCAGATCGGTTCGATCTCTTAAGGGTGAGACATGCCTACCGTTCCCGTCTATCAGTCTGACGTTTCGCTGCGGCCGGGCTTCCGGCAAGACCTGGAGCCCAACGCGACGCCGGAAGCCTTCGGCGCGTCGATCGGGCGCGGCATGCAAGGTCTCGCGGCCGGGCTGGGCCAAGCGGGCGACGCCATGCAGCGCGTCAAGGAACTGGAAGACGTGGCGCGCGCCAAGGATGCCGACAATTCCTATGCCGACTGGCTCCGCAATCGCATGTATGGCGACAACGGCTTCATGACCCTGGAGGGTCGCAACGCGGTCGACGGCCGAAAGTTGTTCGAAGACGAGGCGGCGGCGAAGCGCAAGGAATTCGGGGCCAACCTGTCGGGAGGTGCTGCCCAAGCCTACGATACGGCTTCCCAGGCCCGTCTACAGTCGATTTATCAGCAATCGATCGTGCATACCGCGAGCGAGCGCAAGTCGTGGTTCAAGGACGCCTCGGCCGCGCGGGTGCAGACCTTTGCCAACGATGCACTGGTGAACTTCAACAATCCGGCGCTCCTCAGCAAGAACATTGCGGCGGGGCAGGCGGAGTTGCGTCAGCGTGCCCAGCTTGAGGGCTGGGACGCCGCGACGCTCAAGCAGCGCGAGGACGATTACATTTCCGGCGTGCACAAGAACGTCACGCTTCGGATTGCCCAGGACGATCCGATCGCGGCCGAAAAGTACATGAAGGCGAACGCCGATCAGATGAGTGGCGCGGATCAATACGATCTCGCCAACTCGCTCAAGACGGAACTGATCGCCGAGAAGTCCAAGCGCGAAGCGAACGCGATCCTGTCGATCGGTCGCGAGCCCTCCACCTCGGCGGAGCCTGACGCCCAGCCGGCGAGCGGCGGGCGGCGCGTCGGGCAGGCCGGGCCAACGCGGGCGCGCGCCTACCTCCAGTCTGTCAGCAACAAGTCGCCGGCTTCGGTCGACAATCTGGATGACAGCTTCGCGACCAATCTGGCCGCGATGATGCAAGATGCGCCGCCCGAAATCCGCAAGGGTCTCGGCATCTATTCCGGCTACCGCTCGCCCCAGCGGCAAGCGGAGCTTTTCGCGGGCGCGGTGAAGAAGTACGGGTCGGCTGCTGCGGCGCGGAGGTGGGTCGCGCCGCCCGGCCACTCTCAGCACAACGCCGGCCGCGCCGTCGACCTGTCCTATGACGGGCAGTCGCTTTCCCATGCCCCGCAAGACGTGGTTGATTGGGTGCACGACAACGCCGGCAAGTATGGGCTCTACTTCCCGATGAAGCATGAGCCCTGGCATATCGAGCCGATGGGCACGCGAGGCACCGCGGCTTTCGCCGGCACGGTCGCGCCAAGCAGCAACCGCGTTGCCGCGCGCACGGTCGCGCCGTCCTATGACGACATCGAAAACCGGCTTGCCGCGATCCCGGATGAGGACGTGCGCGACGCCACGCGCAAGCGCCTCTATGCGGCGCTGGAGACCCAGAGCAAGGCCCAGGAGGCCGAACAGAAAGCCGCCAAGGCCGAACTCTGGAAATACATCGATCAGAACCAGACGCCCGACCAAGTGCCGATGGACGTTCGGCAGGCGGCGGGCATGGATGCGGTCGGCGCAGCCTGGAGCTACCTCGATAAGGTCAACAAGGGCCGTGATGTCGATAGCGATCAGACCTTGCTCTACGACATGCGCCGGTTCGCGGCGATGAAGCCTGACGAGTTCGCCAAGCTCGATCTCAACGACTATCGCGATCGCCTCTCGAAACAGGACATCAAGGAACTGACGGGCACCCAGACGACGGCGTTGACGGATCAGCGCAAGGCGCAAGAGGACGGCGTAAACATCACTGCGGCGTTTTCACAGGCGCAAAGTCAACTCGACGCTGTGGGCATTACCACGACCGGGAAGAAGGACAGCGAGCGCGAGGAGGCTGCTAAGCGCGTCGCCGAATTCCAGAACCAGTTGGCCGTCCAGATGGAGGAGTTTAAACGCGCGAACCAAAATCGCGCGCCGAACCAGCTTGAAATTCAGTCGATGATCAACCGGCTCCTCCTGCCGGTCGTGATCAAGCAGCCGGGCAAGTGGTGGGGCACGAATGAGACGCCGGGCTTTGTCTTCGACGCGGCGAAGCGGCCGGATGACGCGACGGTCGATGTCGTCGTGAAATACACGGATATCCCGATCGACCTTCGACGCGGCATTGCCGCCGATCTGGAACGCGACCTTGGCCGCAAGCCCAGCGAGGGGGAGGTCGTTCAGCGGTACGAGGACTTCGTTCTCAACCGCTAAGCGCCCGTATCAGGCTCCGCCAGTGGCGAGCACGTAGATCGCCGCCGCAATGGCGAGCGCGATCGGGAACGCAGTTGTGTAGGCAACCATCCGCAAGGCTGCTTGTGTCCTGGTCAATCGTTTTGCGCT